CGTTTCAGATGCCGAATTGGAAAATGGGGGGGGGGATTTCAGACGATGCAGAAAAAACGCCGCAAACGCGCCAAAAGAGCAAAGCACCGTGCATGATTATCTTTTGTGCGTTTGAACAATTGCACTATTACATTGATTTGGGGCAACGGTACGGATTCATGCATTATATTCCGCTTGTGTTCCGCAAGAACTTTTCGGCGCAAGTTCTGAAAGCGAATATGAAGATTGTTGGCAATTGTGAATATGGCTTGGTTCTGTACAAAGACAAACTCCCGAAATTCAACAATGACCGGCGCATGATTTTCAACTGCTTCGATTGGGTACGCGATAACAAAACGCCGAAAGTGCATCCGACACAAAAACCCGTTCCATTGCTGGAGCGTCTGATTGAGATTTTCACAGACCCGAACGATGTAATCATTGACCCGTGCGCCGGTTCGGGTACGACATTACTTGCAGCATCCAATTTGGGACGGCGTGCATACGGCTTCGAAATCAAAAAAGACTTTTACAAGTTAGCAACCGAAAAAGTCCTTCCGGCTGCAATGCCAAAACTATTCATCTGACAACAGACATCCGAACGTCCGGTGCGCCCCGCACCGGCGTTTTTTTGTGTGTGTTATGTTCAAGAAAATTTGCAAGTGTTCAAAATGAACAGTATCTTTGCAGCAAATTTCGCATTGGCATACACATGGACATCATCGACAACACATCAATTTGCATTGTTCCAATAGGGAAAATCGCGAACAACAACGGGCAAATACCCGATGTTCCGGCGAACCCGCGCACAATCACGAAAGAGCAATATGAACGTCTGAAAGAGCGAATCGCGAAAAACAATCTTTTGGGCGTGTTCCCGCTGAAGGTGTATGAGTACAAAGGCAAATTCGTTGCATTGGGCGGCAATCAGCGTTTGCGCGCTGCAAGGGCGTTGAAGATGTCCGGTGTGCCTTGCATCATCGTTCCGGCTGAAGCAGATGCCGAAACCCTGCAAGAAATCATCATACTTGAAAACGAACATGACGGGGAGAACGATTGGGATGCGCTGGCAAATGATTGGGACGCGGTGAAATTGTCCGAATGGGGCGTTGACGCTGCAAATTGGGGACTTGAACCGAAAAAGGCTGAAAAGAAACAGCGCGAAAAGCGCAATTGCGTATATATCGAGTTGAATGATGCATCAAACATCATCATCGGAAACACCATGTATTTCGCCGGTGACACGATTGATGCAGACGAATTGAAAACGTATTTGAACGAATCCCGCTGATTGCGGGTTGTAGCGGCATTTTAGACATGACAAAGGGAACAAAGACATCAAAGGCATCGAAAACGGCATCAAAAGGCACGAAAGCGAAAAGCAAACATGCCAATGCAACATCGTTCAATTCCGAAACGGCGAAAGCCGCGCAAAAGAAATCGCGCGAATCGCTGAAACGGAATCGTTCAATGCGTGAATGGGCAAAGTTTTACGGGGCGCAACATATCACGCTGAAAAACCCGCAAGGCGTTGAAGAAGATGCGACATGGGACGGTGCTGTTGTTGTTGGATTGTACAAATCCGCAATGGCGGGCGATTCAAAGGCTGCAAAGATGCTGGCAGACTTGAAAGGCGAATCACCGGAGCAAGTGCTGAACGTGAATGCGAACGTAAAAACCAAACGCGAACCGGACATGACACCCGAAGAAGCGGCGCGCTTCGTTGCAGAGTTGAACAAACATATTTGACGCTATGACACCAACGCAGGCAATACGGCATTGTATTCAGACAGATACATTGTTCGCAACGCGGCTGTTCTTTGCATCACAATATGGCAAAAAATTCAACGTTGGCGAACACCACAAGGAAATCGCAAAAGCGTTTGACGATGTGTTTTCGGGCAAAACACGTTTTCTTATGGTGAACATGCCGCCGCGATACGGAAAAACGGAAATGCTGAAATCGTTTGTACTGAAGGGAATTGCTATCAATCCCGCTGCAAAGTTCATCATGTCATCGTATTCGGAAAACCTTGCATTGGAAAACTCCGAAACGATACGCGATGCGGTCAAATCCGATTGGTTTCACAGCCTATATCCTGACATCGAAATCAAAAAGGATTCAACAGCGAAACAAAAATGGTACACAACAGCGGGCGGCGGCGTTTACGCTACATCATCGCAAGGACAAATCACGGGTTTTGGTGCTGGAACAGTAGAAACGGATGAATCGGACGTTGTGAAATGGCTTGCAGGGGACATTGATTCATTTATGAAAGATAATGAACCGTTGCGTGGAAATCCGGACAAAGCAATTGAAGCGGCTGTTGTAGCGCAAGCAGACGCGGAACAATTCAGATTCGGCGGTGCAATTATAATTGATGACCCGTTGAAAGTGATTGACGCTGATTCGCCCGTTGTACGGCAAAAGGTCATTGACATATTTGAGGGCACAATCCGAAGCCGTGTGAACAGCCGCAACACGCCAATCATCGTTGTTATGCAGCGTTTGCACAAAGATGATTTGTGCGGGTATTTGCAGCGTCCCGAAGAGCAATACGATTGGAAGGTGCTTTCGTTACCGGCAATCGTGACAGACGAAAACGGCGATGAACATGCGTTGTACCCGTTCAAACACACATTGGAGGAGTTACGGACAAAGCGGCGGCAAAACAAATACGTGTTTGAAACGCAGTACCAACAAAACCCGATTTCGGTTACTGACAAAACATGGTTGCACGCTTTCGACCGTTCGCGCCATGTAGGACGTACACAGTACAACCCGCGAATGCCGTTGTATTTGTCATTCGACTTCAACAAAGACCCGATGACATGCAGTTTGTGGCAATTCGACAACCGGCGCATCTATGGCATTGACACCGTGCGCATCGAAAACGGAACGACACGCGCCATTTGCCAAGAAATCGCCAAACGATACCCGCGCGCCATGCTGATTGTAACCGGCGATGCAGCCGGAAACCAACGGTCAACGATGTCGCAATTGACGAACTATGACGAAATACGGTATTATTTCAGATTAGGCACGGCGGCGATGCAGGTATCAAACACAAACCCGCCATTGGCGCAATCGCGGCTGTTTATGAACAACTGTTTTGAAAAGTTTGACATCATCATTGACGAAGAGCGTTGCAAACCGCTGATTTTCGATTGCGAAAACGTCATGTCGGATGCTGACAACAAACCCGTAAAAACATCGCGCGGCAACGTAGCGCAACAATCGGACTTTTTGGACAATATGAGATACTTTTTTCATCGGTTCTACAAATACTTCGTGCAAACGAATTGAGAGCCGCAAACACAATAAAAACAACAATTATGCTTGAACAAATCATCATCATCGCGCTAATTATCACAGCCGTTCACGTTTCCATGTTTGACGGCATGATTTTCGGCGGATTCCGGCAAAGGCTGGATGCATTGTTTGACAAACCGGCATTGCGCCGCGTGTCATGGTTGAAAAAACCGTTGTATGACTGCAACGTGTGTATGGGTGGCGTTTGGACGCTGATTATATACCCGCCGTTGTATGGCATACATTGGCATATCATTCCCGTTATATTGGGCGTTATCGGCGCAAACGTCATCTTCGCCGCAATCATCAAATACATTTACTATGGCAACGATTAGAGTTGAACACAACGCGATTTATTGGGCATCAATCGCATTGACCGTGCTGTTTGCATGGGTCATATTCCCGTACAAGTGGATTATGCGCGCCGCATTCAATCGCAAAAAGGCAAAAGCCTTCAAAAAAGCACGCAAGATGTCAAAGGACACCGGCGCGATGATTTACGTTGTGCAATGGAGTGACACGTTTTTCATCGGCAAACGCAACGAATTGCGCCAAATCATCAATCAGCACTATGCAAAGCGCGTCCGGCAACGTCTGAACAAGAAAATGGACACGCGCCAACTTGACGTGAACTTCCGCAACGCTATTATTGCACGTTTCCAACGCGGCGAACAGATAACGAATGAACAGAAATGACAATTGAACAGCGGAATGAATACAAAATGGCGGTTGAACGCATTGCATTGCAATTCGGCTTCAGATTCATCGGTCATGGCTGCATGTGTTCCGGCGGGCAACTGTTATACAACGCATATCGGGGGCGTTCCACGTTTCAGATTGCGAATTGGGATGCACGCGGGTATTGGCATTTGTACGAAAACCGCTACAAAATAGATTACGGGACTGACCCGAACAGACTTGAACAAAAATTGCAAGAATTATGGGATATTTCAAACAATTAGTCAAAGAATTAGCGGAGGTTTGGCGCATCGAGCGTGACAAACGCCGCGAACAGAAATCGCAACACCGGATTGAATATGCATTCACGTCCGGAGGGCGCAAGTATTATCGTTTTGCTGACATCAACAATTTGCCATATCAGCGCGGGCGTGCTGCATTATCGGCATTCAACGAAATTCAGATGCGTTGCAGCCGTGAATTTCTATTGGCATACACAAAAGCCGTTGACGAAACATTGCGTTCAAACAACATCGACATTTTCAAGTTGAATGAATTGAACAGCATGTTGAAAGACCGGTTGAGTTTGACCGCTGATTTGGATTTGTGTTATCGTTTGGCATCAATAGTCTTTTTCGACAGTACCGAGAAGCCGGAAGTGTACGAACATGAGTACGCAGAAAAGAAAATCGCACGTTGGAAAAAGGACATGGACGTTGAAAGTTTTTTTTTGCAACAGCCGTTGACGGAATTGATGCCCTTCTTGACGAATGCCATTGGCGATTTCAACGGCTTTTTCCTACTGAACCAAGAATTGAACGCCCTGCATTCCGATTTAATGCGTTTCGCTGGCTCAATGAACAAGAACGCAAGTATGACGAATGGGAACAAATCGTGACGAACGGAGAACCGCAACGGCTGTTGTCATTGACGTTTCTTGACTTTTTCGCATTGCTGGAGCGCGAGGTCAAAAAATCAGACGAACGGCAACGGCAACAAAAAGAGTTGGAACAACAGATAAAACGCAAATAATATGGATGAAAACATACTTGTCCGGATTACCGGCGAAGCCGATTTGACAGACGCGCAAGTGCAATTGCGTGAAATGAACAATCGCGGCAAAGAACTTGAACAGCAAATGCGCAATCTTGCAAAGGCTGAACAAGAAGATATTGCAGCGGTCAAAGCGCGTATTGCAGCAGGCAAAGAGGACGCAACACAGTTGCAAGAAGTCATTGCGTATCACAAAGAACGCAAAGCGGCATTGCAACAAGAAATCACCGCAAACGAAAAGTCCATTGCATCGCTGAAAAAGTCCGTTTCAGCATACAACGCCATGAACGGCGCGGGCAATAAACTTGCGATGCAGATTCGGGCGATTCGTGAACAATTGGCGCAAATGGAAATGTCCGGCGATACATCATCGCAAGCATTCATCGACATGTCAATTCAAGCGGCAAAGTTGCAAGACCAAATGGGCGATACGGCGCGGCAAATTCAAATTCTATCATCTGACACGAAGAATCTTGACGCGGCGATGTCCGTTGGTTCGGGGGTTGCCGGTGCTTTCAACGTGGCTACATCAGCGGCGGCATTATTGGGCGGTGAATCAGAGGAATTGCAACAAGCATTTTTGAAAGTGCAAGCGGCAATGGCTATTCTGAACGGCGTTCAACAAGTCGCAAACACGCTGAACAAAGATTCTGTTGCGAATGTCGTATTGCGCACGGCGATGCAAAAGTTGTTCAACAAGGCGAAACAACAAGAAACGGCGCAAACTATCAAAGCAACGGCGGCATCCGGCGCGGATGCAGTTGCGAAAGGTGCGCAAACGGCTGCAACGGGCGCGGCTACAACCGCAACATGGTCATTGAACGCTGCATTGCTTGCAAACCCCGTCATGCTGATTGTTGCCGGCATTGCTGCATTGGCGGCTGGTTTGGCGGTGTTTATCGGACGTTCTAAAAAGGCGAAAGAGGAACAACGCGATTTCAACGGCACAATGGAACGCACGAAAGAACTGTTGAAAGACACGAAAGACGCAAGCGATTATGCGTCCCGTTTGGCTGAAGCAGAGGGCAAAACATGGCAGGAGGTTGCAAAGATTGAGGAAAACGGATTGATGAAACAACGCAACATCGCCGTGCGTGCATACAATGACATGGTGCGCAAGAAAAATGCCGCGAACGGCAAGATTTCAGAAGAGGAGCAAAAACTCCTTGACGAAATGAAAGCACAATGGCAACAATATGATGAGGACATCGAAAAGCACCGGCAAGACGTGCATATTCGCGAAATAGCGGAACAGACAAAGCGCAATGACGAATTGTTGCAGAAACAACGCGAATACGCGCAACGCCGCCGTGAAGAGATACAAGAAGCCGAAAGGCAATTGGCAGATGTGCGCATCGCATTGATGCAAGACGGTTCGGACAAAGAGATTGCAAAAATCAATTTGGATTTCGACCGCAAGATTGCAGCCGTGAAAGGCAATTCGGCGGCTGAAATAGCATTGCGCAAATCGCTTGAACAGCAACGCCAAAAGGAGATTGCAAAAGTCAATGACGAACTTGCGGCAAAAGACCGCGAACAGCAAAACGAACTTGCACAATTACGCTTGCAAAATGACATGGCATTGGCTGAATCATTCGGCGGCGAATATCTGTACGAAACGCGCAAAGAGGTATTGGCAGAACAAGCGAAATTGGAAATCGCAAATATCGAGCAATCAGAAAAGAATGAACAATTGCGTGCGGAGAAGATTTTGGCGGTCAATGAGAAATTGAAAGCCGATTTGCGAGAGTTGGAAAAACAACATTCGGCGCAAACAATCGCCGATGACAAATTGGCGGCTGAAATACGTGTGAAAGAAGCCGAAAACGCTGCAATTGCTGTTCTTAACAATGAAAACAGCACGGATGAACAAATCAAAGCGGCGCGCGAAACGCTGGCAAATCACGATAAGAACCTCCGTGACATCCGGATGCAAGAAATTAAATCGCAGTATGAAAGCGGTTTGATTAACGAACAACAGTTCCAAGATGCCAAACTTGACATCGAGCGTGAAGCATTGGATGCAGAAGCGGAAATGATTGCGGAACGCACGGCGCAAACGCAAGAATTGGTCAATAACATCATGTCGTTTGTGTCTGACATGGCTTCAGAGATATTCGGCGCAATTTCCGACAACATACAACAACAGTTGGATGATTTGGATGAACTGTACACAACCGATGCAGAGGAAGCAAAGGAAGATTCCAAAAAGAAATATCTTTCAGAAAAGGAAATGGAAGATAAAAAGTTGGAATTGAAACGCAAAGCCGCAGCCGTTGAAAAAGCAGAAGCGGCATTCAGCATCGCGATGAATACGGCAATGGCAATCATGCGTATTTGGGCGGATGTGCCAAAAGTGGACTTCGGCGCAACAACAATTGCGATGACCGCAATGGCGGCTGCATTGGGGGCAACGCAACTTGCAATGGTGCTTGCAAAGCCGTTACCGAAATACGCGAAAGGACGTAAACGCGGCAAAGGCGAATACGCAATGGTTGGTGAACGTGGCGCGGAGTTGATGCATATTCCGGAC